CCTGTGTACGTCCACACTCCAGCTACTGATCCATTATCTGCAATACTTAGTATAACTTCCCCAGCAGGTTCAACGGCCGCTAGTAAGTTTCCAGCTCCATCCTTAATTCCAAAGGGGTAATAACCTGCATTGAATATAACGAAAGTTGGGGAAGATATTAGGAGCGTAGTAGCAGCTGGAAGCATAACTGAATTACCTTCCGCAGACATAGAGATTGAATGCAATCCGGGACTTGTACTAGTTAGTGTGATATCCACTGCAGAAGTTTGTACTAAAGAACTGCTAATAGCCCCAGAGCGACTGACTGATATAGATGTAGAACTATTAATCACACTTACTATAGTTGGAGAGTCCACAGTTACTTTGAAGACAGCTGAACCATCCTGTACTATAGTCTTACCAAGCTGCACAATACTTGTTCCAGGAGCTAGAGTAACTGTCTGTAAAGTATTATTGACTAGAGTGAATTCAAACTTAGATCCAGTTACTTGACCTGCCAAGTAAGTAATAATTTGGGCCGCGGTAGGTAGTGTAAGTATCCTAGCTGCGGAAGGTTCTATTACAAGAGTACCACCAAAGAGTTGGGCAGGTGTAAGAGTTTGGTCTACATCCGTAAGCGTAGTAGTAGTATTTAAGTTAACATCACCAGCAGTAGAAGTAACTGGGCCAGAAGCAATGACTCTAGCTAAGGTACTAACTCCGGTAACTCCTAGAGTACTGTTAACCTGCACTGGATTAGTAACTGTGCCACCATTCCAAGGAGTATCTATCCACACACCTGAAATATAAATAAGCCAGTCCGAGATCGTTCCTGAACCATGCTTAACCTTAGGATTAAATGTAAGTGATCCTGTAATAGGATTATAAGCCAGCACTTGACCTGCCATCCAATTGTCTGGATCAGCCGCATCAATTATCTCGAGCCACTTAGAGTCATCAAAATATAGGTAGGGCTGAGTGATGAAAGTAAGTGTTCCTGAATCTGCTATAATATTGGAAGAGTTAGAAGTTCCTTTAAATAGTTCTAGAGTAGCACGAACTAAAGCAGATTCAGCATCCGGTGACCATTCTGTAGCATTAGCCATATTAGTATCCCTCCCCTATAATCTCTTGTCTTAGTAATGAGTACTGGTCAGTTACTTCTAAGTTCATCTCAGTTGCCTGCTCGTCATAACCTATCTGTTTAAATACTGATCTAGCAGCCTCGAACACAATAGCTGAAGGCTGATCCAAAGCAATCCAAGAATCGTAAGTAGCTTCCGCAGTATCTGGGTGACGATAACAACCTAGTAACATGTGAGCATCTAACGTACTGGATCTTATCTCTAAGGATTCTCCAGCTAAGTAACACACGTTGTCTTTCTGAAAGTCATAGCTATCCAGGATAAGCTCAGGTGTTATCACATCAAATAGCTTGCCAGGTGTTCCTGGGCTGGTACTAAAATCATATTTTCTTAAGTACTTAAAAGCTCTCCATCTAGGGATTAAGTTCCTATACTCTAGGGATTGTATATAAGCAGGAGTCTGCCATTGTATACCAGTCTCGTAGATATCTTTAGGGAAGAAGTCTAGCTTGTGAGCTTTGAGGGTTGCATGACGTACTGCTAACTTAGTTAGATCGACTAGATCAGGCCTGTTAGTAATAGTAATTACGTCAGCAACTAAGTCAGAGTACGTAGACATGGTAAGACCTATTTAAGAATAAGACTGACAGGAGTTTTAGAAGAACTAACAGGCACAACTGGAATTGCTTTAGACGTATCCGTTGAACCTACCTTAACTTCATCAGAACCCACAGAGAGTAGGGAACTGTCCGAAGTTAATGCACCGAAGTTTTTGTTAATAGTGTGATTTCCACCAGCATCATTAGACTTGGCAAGGGCAGCTGCTTGTTCTGCGGCTATCTCAGCTAGGAACTCAGCTCTATGTTTAGCTTTAAGACCTGCTAATGGATCGAGTATTGCCGAATCAATCTCTTCTCCGCCAGATATATGCGGGTGACGTAAGGATATCTCGTGCTTTAGCTCTGCAATATATACTGGATTATCTGTTCTATACCGTCCGAACATAAAGGTAGCTGCTGTACCATCCTTGAAAGCGAACTGGCAAGAAGGTAAACTTGACTTAAATTCTGTTAATTTACTCATGATATTTGATTCCTTAAGGTTGTGGAATTAAGTGGGAACCTCAAGATATCCAACCTCTTAAATAACTGAGGTTCCCTGGTGGGCTGCGACACCCAAGAAAACTACTAACCTACTGCACCTGCTGTGAAGTTATAGACTACTGCGTTCGCTGGAGGATTCTTAACCAAGCAAGTAAGCTCAGTAGTAAGTGTTCCACCTTGTGCATCCAGTCCATTATCTCCACCTTGACCAACACCGAAGTCATCATTCTTAGTCTTACGATCACCTAAGTAAGCCAGGCAAAATGAAGACAAATCAACACCTACTGCCATCTTTGCCCAGGTAGTATTGGTATTGAACAATGGATGTTCGATCATTTTGAATGTACCACGAGATGTCTTGAACGTCTGGAATTGCAAGCCAAAGTTAGTCTGTCCATCCGTGATATAATACGTACCATTCAGGCGCCCGATAGCTGTAAGAATCCGCTTAGCTACGCCACCTACAAACAGATAACGTTCGTTAGCTACCTTAGGATCTGTAGTTTGGTTAAACATTGGATCCAAGGCAGTTTCAAGTTGTGTAAAGGAAGTGGTACTTCCCAGGGTTGTTACGTTAGCGGCTGCGTAAGTTGGTGGGTAATAAGTCAAATTACCTACAATACTTACCAAACCATCCATCGTATGCAGTGGCTGTCCGTTACGAGTACCTTGATACTTCTGACCGAAGAATAAAGCCTTCTCGATATCAGCTGCATGGAATCCAGCACAATCTTGCCTAGACTCCGCAACGTTAGTATCCCCAGCAATGGTTAGCGTAGCACGTACTGTATCACTCAGCGCCCAAGTATTACGGAAAATTTGGGTTAGGTTAGTAACACGCACAGGCTGAATATTAAGCGCATTCGGACGCACAGAAGATTCTTCAAAAGCATTGCTAACCTGTACCCATTCCACAGCGTCTGCACAAGCTGCTGCGGCTACACTACCTACACCCCGGATCACTTGAATAGTAGTTGCTGAAAGTACAGAATCAATAATCACATTCTCACGAGTAGTAGTAGATTGCATTACCATGTTAGGCAGCAAGTTCGCAGTGGATACTACAGTAAATACAGCGGTAGTACCATCAGCAATCGCACCATTAAGCACGAAAGCTGGGAACACCATTGTCTTAGTAAAGAATCCATGTTCCCTTTGTACTGCAGTTTCCGTCTTAAGCATGGAAGTTAATGCGAACAGAGGTGCTTGACCGTTAGGCATGAAGCGGGTAATCATCTGAGCAAAGGATAACTTCGCCATGTTAGTAGGAAACTGGTCTGTGTTAAACACCCCAGTAAAATTAGCCATTTTATTTAAGTCCTTATAGATTAGTTAGAAAATTTCTGTTATTTAAACTGAACTGCAAAGACTTAAAAGCCTTCCAGAGTCATAGTAGTAGCTGATGTTTTAGTCAGCATAAACCACTTAGTAGTCAAGGCCACTACAGTTAAGTTACCTGAAGCTGTAACACCTGTACCACCTGCAATAACTAGGGGGTTAGTAGCTGTCTGGTTACATACCATGAACATATATGAATTACCAATATCCATATCAGGCATTGCAGCTAAGATATTCACTGCGGTATCCGTAGTATCAGTACGACTGGTATTAGTACCAGTACGCTTATATATGCCTCCTAGGATAGAAGCTAAAGAAATAACTTGGTTAGAGTCAGTAGATTGTCCTGTTACTTTAGGAAAAGCCATCCAACCATCACCAGGTCTAGCCTTACGAGGAAGCCCAGACTCAAATACCTGTGGGCGAACAAACATAATATACCTCCAAAATTAAATTAAAATTATCCTGCAAACCATTTATTCCAATCTGTATCGTTATTAGCTTGGGTTGTTGCAGCTGCCTGAGAGTTAATCATGCTTTGAGAGAACTGTATAAAGTAATCTTCCGCATGTTTCTTAATCTCTGCCGGAGAAGCATCAGGATATCTAGTCTGGAACTGGCTGACTAATCCTGCTACCATAGGCTGAGCTGCTGGGTGGGATAGTACAGCATTCTCTTTCATTAAAGAATCTGTATTGTGGGCACGTAAAGCATTGGGGAGTTTTGATTCTAATCTTGCGTTGTTCTTTGCGATAGCTTGTTCGATTAATTTAGTAGTAGCAAAGGAAGCTTGAGCATAAGTCTGACGAGTCACCAAAGCCATTGCTTCCATATTAGCTTTAACACCATCTTCACCGCCTGCTGCTATCCTAGCTTGAAGTTCAGGTGTTATTACTTTAGTGAAGTCCATACCTGAAGCTGCTTTAATCAGATCATCAGGATTAACTTTACCAAATACTGTACCATCATCTACTGGAGCTGCTGGATCAATTGGTGCATTCTTCCAGATATCAGTAAAAGCATCCAGTGGGGCGGTAGGATTAGGTGCTGAGGTGTCAGTATTAGGAGGCACTATACCATTGGTAGCCATCCCTGGAGTCTCTGGAGCCAACTGTCCGGCTGTGACAGGTAAGTTAGATCCTGGGTGATTAACTTGCACTGGGGCTGTAACGCTTTGATGTGTTGCGTCCTTGCCAAACATATTAGAGAAAAATTGACCTGGTGATTGCATGTTATTACTCCTGGTTGATTGTTGGATTGTTTAATTCATCATTAGCTCTATGAGAGCAATCTATTAAGAAGCTTAAGTTAAGCAATTGGCCTTGCAACTCAGCTAAGCGCAAAGCATACATATCATCCTTAACTCCTTGATAAGTAAGATTTAAAATTTCCTGAGCTAACTTAATACGGTCATTGTTTAACACAGCTAACTGAGCAGTAGTGAATATTCTAGCTGCGAGTTCTTCTTTCTCACCAAGCTCAGTTGTGTTAAATAAGCTAACTATCTGTGTTACTTGGGGGTGCTCCTGAGTCATCTGATTCATCTCCTTCTGTAGGTTGTGTATTCTGTTGCGGGGTAAATCCGAATTGCTCCGGTGTTGGTTGTGGTGGGAACTGTGCTGCTGTAGCTTCCGGATTTTGCTTGAGTATCTGCATTACCATCTGCTGCCATTGTGCTACTGCCTGCTCGTATGCTTGCTGCTCAGGAGGCTTCTCGAATGGCTTAAGTTTAGCTCCCTTAGACTCTATAATATAAGAGAAGAGAGGAGGTAAGTTAAATCCAGCTGCCAGTGCTGGCATGTTAGCTAAAGTCTGGAAAGCATCCCGCATCACATCATCAGATATAATCTTCTCGGAAGGAACCAATCCATCAGATACCTTAAACATCATGACAGCCTTACGCAACTGCACAGGATCTATAGGAACTGCTTTATCCTTCTGGCGATTAAATAAGGAAGCTGGCCCTTGATACTGCAAAATATTAAGCTTAAGCATCTCTTTCAGTGGAGTAAAGAGGGAAGCTTCTAGTTGCATAGCTCTCATCTGATCCCCACCTGAAGCATTAGCCATTACCTGATCTACCTCAGCCTTAAGCTTATTCCCCTTAACAAATTCTCCCCGCTTAGCTGGATTCTGCCTATCTAATTTATCAGCCATAAGTTGAAGCTGTCCAGCTAAGGAAGCTAAGTCCCCTAAATTATCAGACCGGAAAGGGAATGCATATACTGCCTCACTTATTGGTTTTCCGTATGCA